TCCCCGGCGGCAAGCCCATCCGACCATAGGAACCGCCCATCCGCATCCTTCATCTTCCGCACGGCCCCCGCCGTCTTGGAATTCATCACAAAGGTCGCGTTGGCCCGGTATTCCGCCCCCAGCGCATAGACCAGATTGATGATGCAATCCGCCGGGTTCGTCGCCGCGAAATCCGACGCCGCCCCCGATGCGACATAGCCAAGGCTGCCCCAAGCCCAACTCGCCTGCGCCACCTTCGGCGGCGTCAGAAACCCCTTCGGCTTGTCCACCCCATCGCCAGAAACGAAGGCCGCCGATTCCGCCCGCAGGAACCGCGTGGCGATCTTGCCAGCAAGCCAGCCCTCCACATCAAACGCGCTGTCATCCAGCAACCGCTGGCTCGCCTTCGGCATGGCCGACAACTCATGCAACCGGATAGAGATCCGCTCCAGCAACGGCGTCCCCGTCTCTGCCTGCGCCGCCGCCTCCGTGGCCCAACCCGATCCTACTTCCGACCGGTCGATCAGCACGTCAAACGACGCCGCCTCCACCTGCACCACCTGCGCAATGGCCCGAATAGAGGAGGTCGACACCAGCATCGACCGGATCGCATCCGCCGTCTGCGGATCGACAAGATAGCCGCCATCCGCCGCCACGGCAGAATTCAGCGCCTTGCCTTCCAGCGCCAGCCCGCGCAGCGCATCATCATCGCCCGTCCGCAAATAGGCGTTGAACGCCTTGCGGTGCGGCACACCCAGTTCCGCCGCCGCCGACAAAGGCGGTCGGCCATAGCCTGTCATTTTCCGATCCAGCATCGTCACACGCGCATCCTGTTGTTTCACCAAAGCCTTCACTTCCCCCTGAAACGCGCTGACTTCGCTTACAAAATCTGTCAGCGCCGCCTTCACGTCCAAAACCGCTTCCATCCCGCGCGGGGTGTCATCCCCGGCGGCCATTGCCTTTGCTTCCATGTCCTTATCCCTCGCTCAAACCCGCGCGATCACCGCGCCGCCAACCCGTCCCGCGCTGCGCGCAGCACCTGCGCCAACTCCCCCAGAACCCCATCCGCCGCCTTCACCGATGCCCGCGCCTCGGCCAGCATGGGGAATGTCACCAAGGACACCTCCCACAACTCCACCTCGGCCAGCCTGCGCCGACCCTTTGCATCACGTTCCGCGCGCAAGGTTCTGTAACCAATCGACAATCCGTCAATCGCCTCCGCCGCCAGAAGCGCCGCCGCCTCGCGCCCTTGCGCCAGATCAGTCAGCAGATGGCCCTTCACCCACAGCCCATGCCCATCCTCGCGCACCTCATCCCAAACCCCGATGGGCTGGCCCGGGTCATGCTGCCACAGCATCTTGACCCGCCGCCCGCCCGCCGCCAGCCGCGCCAGACTGGCCGCATAGGCCCCGCGCAGCACCACATCGCCGCCCTGATCCGCCACACCAAAGATCGACGCATAGCCCTCAATCTGCGCGCCCGCGACCACCAGCCCCGCGTCGCTGCGCGTGAATTTCCGTTCCAGTTCCATCGCTTGCCTCATCCAGCTAAAGCCGCCATCACCACCGCCTCGGCCCCCTGCGCCAACAGGAACCCCGCCACGCTGAACACCATCAGCCAGATGCGCCGCTCCAACCGCTCCAGCGACCCTTCGATATGCGCCAGCCGGTAATCCAGCGCCGACCAGCGCTCCTCGGCCACCCGCTCATTCGCCTCGATCCGCGCCGTGGCGGCATCGAAGCTATCGAACAGAAACCGCGACCCGCCGCCCACCCGCGCGGTCATTCCCCCTCCGCCAGCGGCGGCAGGCCAAGCGCCCGGCGCTTCTCCGCCGCGCTCAGGAAATCCGCCGCCGCGACCCGCGCCCAGGCCGCATCCCGCTCTCCGGCCAGCGCGGGGATCAGGTCCAGATCGGGCCGCATCTCCACCGCCTCGCCCGAAAACCCGCCCAACCAATGCGACAGCGCCGCCAACACCCGCGCCGCCAGCGGCAACACGGTCAGCCGGTAGAACGCCCTGTTCGCCTCGGCATAATTGGCATAGGTCGCATCACCGGGTACGCCCAACAGCATCGGCGGCACGCCAAAGGCCGTGGCAATCTCGCGCGCCGCCGCCTCCTTGGTGCGCTGGAACTCCATGTCGCTGGGCGAAAACCCCATCGGTTTCCAGTCCAGCCCGCCTTCCAGCAGCATCGGCCGCCCCGCATTGCGCGCGCCCTGATGGTGGCTTTCCATCTCGCTCACCAGCCGGTCATATTGATCGGCGCTCAGCATGGATTGCCCATCCGCACCCTTATAGACAATCGCCCCCGAAGGCCGCGCCGCATTGTCCAGCAGCGCCTTCGACCATGCGCTGGCGCTGTTATGCACATCAATCGCCACCGCCGCCGCCTGAAGGGGCGAAAACCCGTAATGGTCATCCTGCGGGTGGAAACTGCGGATATGGCAGATCGGCGCGACCCCCGCCGTCATGTCAAACCGATGCGTCCGCCCGCCCACCGTATAGTCAAAGGCCACAGGCCAGCCATCCGCCCCCGGCACCACCGCCATCCGGTCGGATCGCAGGACATGCACCTCGGCAGGCAACGCCCCAATACCCGGCACCGCCTCCAGATAGGCATTCCCGCTTAGCAGAAGTTGCCCATAGACCGCCTCCAGCAATTCCGCCCGCCCTTGCGATCCGTTGGGTCGCGCCAAAAGCGCGGCCAACGGATGCACCTCATAGCGGCGCGCGGCATCCTGCACGACCACGGGCAGCGCCGCCGCCGCCTCGGCGATCAGCCGCACCGCGCGAAACCCCACCGGGTTGCCCATGAACCCCGTCCGCGACAGGCTGCCCACATCGCGCGGCGACCAAGCCACCCGTCCCGACGCCCCCCAAGCGATCACCCGCCCCGTCGCACTCGCCTTCACTTCTGGCACCACCTCAGGCGCTTTCCGCAGGAATTTCAACACCATCGCCCATGCCTCCCCAACCGGCTGGCCAGAGGCCACCGGGAATCCCGTCCCAAGTCCTTGAAATCACAGCGTCCGCACCTGTGGCCGCCGCCAGCTTGCCGCCGCATCCAGCATCAGATCGGTCAACGCCCAAACCAGCGCATCCACCCGGTCCGGCGACCCACGCCCGACAAACCCGCCCCGCGTCATCTGCGCCATCTGCGCCTCCAACCGACCCAAGCCCGCCAGATGCCCCACCCGGCCCTGCTCATAGAGCGCAGCTATGGGTTCGGCGCGCACCGATTTTCCCTTGCTCGCCCGCACCATCCGCAAGGGCAGGAACGGGTCTTGCTGCCGGATCACGGCGGCCACCAGATCGCCGCCCATATTCACCTCGGCCACCATCCGGTCCGCCCCATGGCGGCGGAACGCCTCCACCGCGACGCTGGCCCAATCTGCGGCCCCCTTGCCCTGCACGGTCGCATCTTCCAGCACCACCGCCCGCCATTCCTGCGGCGGCCCGTCAAGGCAAGCCCCCACCACCACAATCCCGCATTCATCCGCGCCCGCGCCCGCGCTGGCAGGCGGGTCCACCGCCACCACAACCCGCGTCAGGCCCTGCACTGTGGCCCCTTGCGCCGCGTCGATCATCCCGCGCGACCACAACGCCCCTTCGGCATCCTCAACCAGCAACCCCTCCAATTCTTCCATCCCGCGCCGCGTGCCGCCATAGCGCGCCTCCATCTCATGCAGGAAGGACGCTGCCAGATGGGCCTTGTTGGCCTCGGTCGGGGCATGGGTCACCACGGTGGACGGGTTCTTCAGGATCGCCTTCAGCACCGCCACATTGCGCGGTGTCGTCGTCACCACCGCCTGTGGCGCATCCCCCAACCGCAACGCAAATTGCAACATGTCCCACGTCTCCTGCGCCTTGGGCCATTTTGCCAACTCATCCGCCCAAGCCGCATCAAACTGCGGCCCGCGCAGGCTTTCGGGATCATGGGCTGACACCACCTGCGCTACCGCGCCGTTGGGCCAGACCAGCCGCTTGCGCGCCCCTTCCCAGACCGGGCGGCGATCCGGCGGCGCACAGGCGAGTATCCCGCTTTCCCCGAACACCATCACCTCGCGCACCTGATCCACCGTCTCGCCCAGCAGCGCCACCCGCCGTGCGCGCCCCGCATCCGCAGGCCCCGCCCCCTCAACCTGCGCCCGCACCCATTCCGCCCCGGCCCGCGTCTTGCCTGCCCCGCGCCCGCCCATGATCACCCATGTCCGCCACGCCCCATCCGGCGCAATCTGATGCGGCAAGGCCCAGAACTCGAACAACCACGGCAGCGCCAGAAAGGCCTCATCGCTCAGCCCGTGCAAGAAGTCAGTCACCACCTCCGGCGTCGCGGAGGCGAGCCAGACGGCGCCCGATCTCATCGCGCGCTGCGTCAAGGTCGAGCGTCCGCCCCCCGACAACGCCGGCCACTTGGTTGCGAAGCCTGTCAATTTTCACCCTCTCATCCATCAAGACGGCCAGCGCCGCCTGCAGATCGCGCACCGCCTGCAGCGTCCGCCCCGATCCATCCGCCCCATCCGCCCCGCTGTCGCGCAGGGCTACCAGCGCCGCCGCCACATCTGCCGCCGCCGCGTCAAAGACCCGTAACGCATGGGTCAGAACCTGTGGCTCCGTCAGGGGCGCGCCGCCCCCGCTTGCCTGTTGCATCTGCCACTTCGCCCTCTGCCGGCCCTCCGGCGGAAAAGGAAAAGCGGCCCCGGGTTCCCCCGTGCCGCTTGCCCACCTGTCTCATCATGCAACAATCTATAGACCGGACCGCCCGCCAAAGTCAAGCGTTTTTCCGTTCCGTATCAACGCCT